ATGAAAGATAAAATTGACGACAGTGTTGAAGTTATTCGACTCGAGGAGGATTTTAGAAATGTATTTTTTATGAGTAGACCTCAAACAGAAGCGGATGCACTAGAAATGCAGATGAAGCTTAAACAACTTGTGGATCAGCTAGAACAACATGGCTGTACCCTTCCCGACTTCAATCAAGATCCCGATCTCCAGATCATTGTTGATGACCCTTTTCCTGTGCATACGATGGAAAAAGCAATAAAGCAAGCCTATCAGCCTGTTTATGCTGCATTATCGGCAAAGATGATAGCTCAAGGCCAAAAAGATTGGTGTGACGCAATAGAGCTGGCTCGAAGATATGATCATGAGCAGCTTGCCAAGCAAAAATCTTGATCCAATATAGGTATTAAAAAAACCCGCCAGTGGCGGGTTTAGAAAGGATTCGACGATTAGCCGGTGATGGATTGTAGCATCTGGTTTATCTGTCCTGCTTTGGATCCCTGGCCAGTGAACGCGGACGACTGGTTGGGCTTGCCGGTGGTTCCACCGCTATCGCCTGGGTGGGTATGTGCTGCAGCCGTGGTCGCCAGCTCTTGCACCACGTCTAGCATCTGGCCAAACAGGGAAAGCAGGTTTACCTCCGGTGAACCGATCCACGTTGAGCCAGCCATAAACTGCTGCGCCTGCGCCATGCTTTTGCGGATGCCGGCGACCTTCTCCGACAAATTGCCGCCGACTTCGGCACTGTCATTTTGAGCAACATAGTGTGAGACACTCCCCCCTATCGCCTGATTGAGGTCACCCCCGACAGCCTGCGCCAGCGTACCGCCGACGGCTTGCCGCTGATTGCCTGCCGTATGCAGATCGATATCCCCTAGGCTGGCCAGCATATAACTACCCAATACCAGCCGACGCGCTGCACCGCCTACCGTTAACACATCATCCCCGCTCACGGTTGCGGTTCTCTCCACTACGTAGCTGCTCGCCTCATCTGCGATGACGTGATGCTCCCGCGCCCGGTCCTCGATCCGTTGGTCTGTCTCCCGGACCCAGTCCCCCCGACTGTTGGCACGCTGGCTGACCTCGCCACGCAGCTGCTGCACCTGCTCATCTGGCCCCACCGCCGGCACACTCCAGCGGTACGGAAAGACCTGGCGGATAAACGGGCGATCAGGTTGACCACCGGCAAACGCGATTTCAACCACCGTTCCCGGATGGGGAAACCCCATCATGCCCGTTTCAGGCCCACCCAGCACTGACGGCAACGGTACTGCCGGGTAAACCGGTACGCTGCTATCGGGCTCCCCCTTGGTATCCAACAGCTGCACATCCGCCGCATAGTGCGGACGGAATGGATCGCAGATATCCCCCAACGCCGAGATATCGCTGATCGCCTCAATGCGCCCCATCCGCGGTAAATGCTGGCCTCCAGCCAGCTCCGGGAACGCCTTTTCAATCTGGCGCCGCATGGGTGTTGCCTGTGCAGGCTGCCCCGCGTTGTTATGCGGCTGCCAGGTCAGCGTCATTTCATCGCCACGTAGCCGTACCTGGGTTATGCGCTGACCATTCAGCACCGCCCCCGGCCGTACCGATTGGATCACCGGCAGTGTCATGCTGTTACCGGCCTGCTGCTCAACAGCGAACGCCTCCGGCAGCGTAACCGCCTTACCCTGCCAGAATGAATCCCGGTAGCTGCCGATAAACACGGTGCCATCCGGCTGTGTTTGCCAGATGTAATCCTCAATACCAAAGGCGTGACCAACATTGTTCAGCAGCTGGTAGCCGGTGCCAGAATGGGTAAAGTGCGGGATCGGTGTATCGACATAATCAGCGCGGTCCGGCAGTGCAAACGGGATGCCGCTCTGCTCGGTGAGGTGATCGCATAGCTGACGCAGGGTAGGATGGCGTAACGATATCGGCTGTGCATGCGCCAACAATCCCGCCACCTCACGCACAAAAATCCGCTGGTAGCCGTTCTCCGCAGGCTGGCTACGCTCGACATAGCCGGTGAACCATCGCACAACCAGACTGTGATCGCCGACATCCAGCGTCACCATCTTCCCCTGTAGCGAACCTGCAGCCTCTACTGTCATAAACCCACGCCCGCAGCCGTTCAGCTCCAGCACCATATCCTCATCGGCCAGATGGCGCTCCTGTCCTCCCACATTAAGCCGTTTTATCAGTTTCATCTGCCGATCCCTCTGTTGTTGCCGGCCCGATCATATCGTTGACCTTTTTCGACAAACGCTCAAACCAGGTAGCCTCTGTGCCCCCCTGCTTGCCCTGCTTAGTCTTGGCCTTATCAGTATTGGTGCCCGCGGCCGTCTGCTGGCTCACGTTTGGCGCGGCCACTCTCTCCTGCTTTTTCTCGCTCACGCTGCGCTGCTCACGCAGAGTGAACTGCACCCGCCACGCCAGCAGTCCCTGCTGCTCGGTAGCGTCAATACGTCCGGCAAAAATACCCTCACGAAAATTCACCGCCTGGGCGGTAGCGTTGGCCACGCGGTAACGCTGGCGACCATTATCGCCCCCGGTAGCCTCAGCCAGGGTAAACAGGCGGGTTAACTGCTGGGCATTCTTGTACGGTATCAGACCATTGATGCGCAACTCTTTGGCTTTCACGCCCTGCTCTGAGGTCGACGTACTGGATGTCTGTCCTGATTTGTCCTTTTCCTCAAACTGCAGCGCAGGCGTCACCGTCATGTTATCCATGCGGATCTGCTCGCCGTTCAGCGCCAACATGACCGTACTCATGGTAAAAGCTCCCGTAAAAACGCCAGGTCATCACCGACAAAGAGTGTGGCTGCCGTATGCACCAACTCATCCCCCGGCACCCCCGCAGACAGCGCAGCAGCGATATTCTGAGGTGTTCCCTGAGCATGCAGTACCCAGACACGCCCGCCCATTCCCTGCAAGTGTTGCCAGGCACTGGCCTGCTCTGCCTGCAGTTTCGTGCGAACGTCCACCAAGGCAGACAACGCAGCGGCCGGATCCGATGCCGCCGCAGCCCCCGCCTGCGCCAACTCAGCCAGCAACACACGACGCATATCTCGCTGCGTACCCTGCACAATCAGCCCTTTTTCCGGCCAGTAAGGGTTGAGCAGGGCACCGCCCTGCTCCATCTTGCTGTGCTCTAGGCCGGCGGTCGATACCGCCAACCGGTAGGCCTGTAACAATCCCGGCAGTGGTAATACATCGGTCACGGCTTTCATCTGCTCAATGAACTGTCCCAGCTCACCCGCACAGACCATCACCACCACCGCCTGCATGTCCCCCATCGGGAGCCGCGGATCTGCGCTATCCGTCAACTTTTGAGACAGCCGCTTGATGGCATTCTGCGGGCTGAGATAGCACCCTGATTTTTCGGCCTTACCGACAGTGTGTTGCCAGGCATGTACGGTCAACATCCAACCGTTAGCACTCATGGTTTCCAGCTGCTGGCGCAGCGCAGCCATGCCGGCCGCTCCGCCCGCCTGCGGCGATGATGGCCAGCTGATTTTTCCCTGTAGCTGCTGCAACGCCGCAATACCTGGAAAATCAGCCGGCGCCGTCGCGATGGCTGACTGGTGCATACTGGCCAACGTCGGCGGCAGGGTGATCGTGGTTTCTCTCCAGCCCATGACTTACTCCGGCTGTACTGGCCATAAAATATCGGGCGCGGCTGACACATCCACCCGGTTAACCTCAACCCGGTATTTTTTCCATGTCACCAAGCTCTCCCGCTCTACCGGCGTCGCCATATCCAAATCCTCAGCATCCTGTAGCGGCGCAATTTTTTGTGAAGCAAACTGCAGTAAATCCTGTTTTTTCTGCTCAGCTAACGAAATCAACTCATCTTTACCCGGTATGCGGCGGGTAATTTTTCCGTTAGCGAAAACCCAGGCACCGGAAATATCACAGTCATCAGGCAGTGTCTTTACCTCCACGACACTCCCATCCTCTGGACAAATGGCGCTGGCATCCTGATTAATAGAACAAATCACGCCTGACGGGTTATATTTTATTTTATAGGTATCTGGCTTAAACAGCGTGACAGCCTCATACCAGTCAGTCCCATCATCACTACGGTAAAAAATTGCACTAATTGATTCGCACAATGCTTTTTTAACAGGATCATCAGGAATATACGGTTTTAAATTTCTAAGATGAATCATTATGCAAACCCTACGTTATACCACGTGCCATTAACCAATTTTTGCAGTGCCCGTCGATACACCTTGCCGACATAGTTATTACCGTTACTTTTATCCGATCCTGTCACGACATATGACGCTCGCTCAGCCCATGAGTCGGCCACCTCAAAACCTGCTAGGCGGATATCAGAAACAAACGATCGCGCCACACGCGAATATGATGCCAACTCATCCCAGTCATGCTCAAACCCAATACCATCCCGGGCAGAACGGTAGTATATTCCTCCATTGGAGTAATTAACGAGGAATTGCAACGCGGGGCAACTGCCAACCCCCATATTGAAATGCAGGATCATGCACGACGCCGTCCCCCCATTGGTTGAGGCATCATATACCCCGCTTGGGTAATTCCACGGGATCGCCTTATTGTTAGCGCCTTTTTCCCCCGTTTGACCCAACGCGAATGCGCTGACATCAATAGGACTTGGGCGACTTACGGTACTATACTGGATGGCCCATTCTGTATAACTCTCTCTGTCGCTCCATTTCATTCTATTCGCGACATGCCCTTCATGTGAGATATATAGTTGAGATATCGTCCCTGCATTATTGGTTACATACAGCACACCATAACCATATAGTCTTACGCCATTAATGATCGGAAAATCAGCTACAGAGGTAGTATCCCCGACGGATACAGAATAAAACCCTGAAATTGTACAATTTAAAAAAGTGCCGCCGTTTAATATTGTTCCAACGGCGTTTTTTGACCATGCAGCATTAGCAAGATCAACCGTTTCCCGTAAACCAATATTATCGACAAACCGTGCCTTATCAGGAATATCTGCGCCATTCTGTCCCTTCTGCAGAGAGCCAGTAATACGTGCATCATCACCCGCGGCAACCGTGCCGGCAACCGTGCCTGTGTTTTTCGTGGCACTGTTGCCAAGCTGCAGGTTTTGTCTGGCCTGCGCCGGATTAGATAAGTCGGCCAGGTTGCGCTCTTTGGCCAGGCGGGCATTGGCATTATCCATCGCGATTTTTACCGCTTTGGGGGTTGCCGCCAGGGTTTCATCCTCACTGTCCACCCCACTAGCCAGGCGCACAAACCCCTTATCCGCCAGCGTCGCGTCAGGATGATTACGTGAACGCACATGCGCATCCAGATCGTTACGCACCTCTTGTACTGCATCCTGTGATGCCTGATCGGTCTTCGACCCTTTGGGGCGCAGATCGGTAACAACGCCGGCGGTATCGATACTGGCCACGGCAAAGACATAGTGGGCGAATCCACCCTGGTCGATATAATCCACCATCGTTTCCGCCACGGTCAGCGCCACTACCGTCTCCCAGGCACTGGTCACGTTACCTTGCAGGCTGACTTCCGCCCAGACCTTGGTCGGCGTACTACCGACGGATAACGGCTTATTTCCGGTTAACTCAGCACGTAGGCCACCGATATAACCGATCCCAGCAGTAGCCACATACCCCGCCCCCTGGCGAACAACTAGGAAACCGTCCCCAAAAAAGGCACCGGCGCCATACAGATCCCGATTGACCAGGCGCTGCATTTCATCCATGCCATGCAGCCGGGCGGTAAAATCAATCTGCCAAGTCTCCGCCGGCGTGGTGATCCCCGTCGCGGCAGCCGCCCCGTCAAACTCCATCAGAAACGAGCGCGTCAGAGCATTCCCCTGCTGTCCCGCCGCATTGGCGATTTTCCGCTGTGTCGGTACATGTACCACCATCGCCAGCATGCCGGTGGCCTTATTCACCAGCCCCAGCCAGTTAAAATCAAAGTCACCGACCTCGGTCCCCATCGTGATGGAGTACGCCACCGCATGCTCAGAGACCACCCCGGCCGTGTTCACCGCCTGGCGATGCACAATCTGCTCCGCCGGCGGCAGCCCCTCGCTACGGTCAACCGGTGCAGACGGATCCATCCCCGGCACATTGGCCAGCACAAACTCATCCAGGATCAGCGCCCGGCCTCCGGCCGCTTCCTGCGCCTTGAACTTTTCGAATGCCAGCGTAATCGCTGCCTGTGACATCATTCACTCCTTAATGATGAGTGGAATGCCGTAGCCTGCCCGCCACGACCAGAAACCGGCGCCATCATGGACGCCCCATAACACACGTACTCACACCCTACCCAGCCACACCGAATTTGCAGGCGCGATGCGGTGATCACTTCGAAATGGTAGCGGCGGCAGGTCCGGCCATAGTGCTGAATAATTTCCATCAACAGCTCAGTGTTGTCAGACAGCTGGCTGTCACTGACCCGCACTACAATCACATCCCAATCCAGATCGGGCTGGCGCTCGCGCAGCTCCACATAGCCCACACCGAGGCGCTGAAAGATGGCGATAAATCCGGCCACCGATCCCGCGTCTTTGGCATTGATAAACGCGAACTTCACACGCTTGCGGTACAGCGTCAGCGGTTCGCCCTTAAACCGGCTGATATCGCGCTGATATGCCAGCAGATCCAGCACGGGCACGCTGCAGGTGTCCACATCCAGCTGACGCAGTGGCCACATAAGCCAATCGGCAACGCCTTGCCAGAATGTGCGGCATCCATCGGCTAAAGCCCGAACCTGGCCTTTGTGCATCCACACCGGCAGCTTGAGGCGCGGCGCCACGGTTTTCTCAATCATCACGTACCCCGACGGTCAACGATGACAGTCTGGGTACATCCAGCGCACTGAGAATGTCATCTAAGGAAAATGTGATAGAGCGGAGATTCGGGAATGCCTGGTGTAACTCCTCGCCCAAGCGCGAAAACGAAAAGCGGTCATAAGGCCAGGTCTTGGTCACCGCGTAATCCTTATTTTCCCGGAATGCACAGCGGATCATCTGCTCCACTCCCGTGCGCAGCACTGCTTTCTCCTCATCGCTCAGGTTGGCATACGGCGAAACATACACCTGCGCCTCCAGCGCATGGCGGGTCTCCGGCAGCGCAAAACAGCGCATATCATCACCGTGGCCGTGGTTCCCCTTATTGGTGATGAAGTCATTCACCGCATCGATAAACGGCTGTGAGGCCACGCCGGTATCCAACAGCAAATAGGCGTTGGCCGTTCCCGGTCCCCGCGGGGCATCGTGTTTAAAAAATACCCGTTCCACAGACACCCCAGACACCGTGGCAATCATCGCGCGGTATACCGCGTCGATGTGGTACTGCCCCACCACGTTAAACTGGGTACGGATGCGGGCGCGCAGCTCGTCGTTACTCTCCTGATCCGCACCGGGCTCCAGCAGCCAGTCCTCCTCTGTCCTGACCTCCCGGATCCCGGGGATAGGCTCCGGCAAAATACGGTAGTACCCCGGCGACAGGTTAAACGCTTCCCCTGCGTCCTCTGCCAGCACCGGCACCATCCCCTTTTCCTTACCTGCCGGGATTTCAAAATCCTCGGTCACCATCACGGCATACACCCGGCCATTGATGCGCTCAGTCTGAATGCGGCTGCCCGCCTTTATGGTGATGCTGACCGCCGCATCCTGCTTATAGAACGCAGTGACGCCCCGGGCTTTGGTCGCTGGCTTCCGTGTCAAATTGACCGCCCAGGCATGCAGATCCAGCCAGGCATCAACAGCCGTGGCCACAAACAGATTCACCAGCACCACCTCGACCAGCAGGCGCTGCAACCACAGCACCGGCTGAACTACAATGGCTTTTATCAGGCGCCAAAACGGCGACATTTTGGACTGGTTGGTCGTAAAGCCCGAATCTTTTACCGTGCGCTCAAACTCGGCCTTAATCTGCGCTTCGGTACTGGGCATGCCACTGTTGGCCAGCATGGCCGCATAGTCGGGCTTGGGGATCGGATTACTCATAGCGGCAGCTCCAGTCCGGTTGATACGGGACCGAAGTCATAGGTATCTGCCGTGATGAAGATACGCCCCGGTGCCTCGTCGTTAACGGCGATGGTCCCCGGGATCAGGCGCTCATCATCTTCGACCAGCAGCATAATCTGCATCAACACATCCGCACGCATGGTTGGGCTGCGCTCGGCAACCAGCTGCAGCGCCAGCCCACTCTCCAGAATGGAATGAACCACATCCTGGCAAATGCTCACCCGGTCTGCGCACCGCACCGGCTCCCGCCCTGAGTCCAGGGTGATATCCCCATCGGTGATCAATAAATCGATGTACTTTTCGTCGCTCATCCTGCCTGTAACTCCTGATACTCGGCCAGCTGCTGCGCGCTGGGTGCTTCCTTGGAATGGATCACGACACTGCCGATATGTCGGCTCTGATCGATAGTGGTCCCGCCTTTATTCACCGCCATCTGTTGCCGGATACCGCCCCCGGGCGCTGATAACTGCGTCGGCGGAGGCAAACCGGACAGCGCCGATACGGATCCATCGCCGTCCCCACTCATTACCGCCGTGGGCGCAGCGGCTTTCAGCTCCAGATTGACGCCGGGCAGTCGGTTAAGTTGAGAGACAATCCAGTTATAGGCCCCGGTAAACTGCGCCGTGATGGCATCCCATAATCCGGCGAACACAGCCCGGATCTGATTAGATATTCCTGTGAATGCCGCCAGCGGTGAGGTGGTCGCGAAGAAATTCACGACGGCATCCCAACCGCTGCGGATAGCTCCCCATACCTGGCCAAAAACCGCAGCCACACGCTGTGCCTGATCCATCAGCCATTGGAATTGTGACGAATCCATGATGGCCGCTTTCAGCTCACTCCAGTGGCTTATCACGTAATACACACCACCGGCCAACAGGGCCAACGCCAGGATCACCAACGTTATCGGGCTCATCAGCAGCTGCATCGCCCCGCCGGCAAACGCGGTTACCACACCAAACAGGCGCATCGCCACCGTGACCCCACCTAATACCCCAGACCACAGCAGCATGGCGCCACGGGTGATCGCCCCCCAGACGTTCCACAGCTTGAGCATCATCACTGCGCCCAAAAATGCACCGCGCACCCAGCGCAGTACATCAAACAGGCGCTTAAATCCCCCGATCAGCAGATCGATACCGGAAAAACGGGTGAACAGTTTCAGCAGGGTTTTAAAGATGCCTATATTTTTACCGGCTTCTTTTCCAATGGCGCCCAATCCCAGCAACCGACCCAGACCGCGCATGACCAACAGGCCGGAGGCCGCCCCCGCCAGGGAGGACACGCCGACGGTCATATATCCCAGCCAGCGGGCAATATTGGGGAACTTATTTAGCCAGGCCGTCAGCTCGCCCAGCACGTTGGCCATCTTATTGGCGAGCGGCTCCAGCGCCGGGTTTAACGCCAACCCGATAGCCTGCTTCACGTTGATGATGCTTTGCCCCAGCCGCTGCCAGCCATCGACCTGGGTCATGGCCATCTTGTTCGCCACAGACAGATCGCCGATGGCGCCCAGGCGCTCAATCTCAGCCGATAGTTTTGGCACTTGGCCAATCATGGCCTGGACAAATTTCATCGCCTCATCGCTGCCCAGCGCCTTTTTCATCAGGTTCTGGTCTTTAACCTTGGACAGGTCGCCAAAGCGCTTATGCAGTTTTGCCAGGATCTCCGTGGTGCTCTGCAGTGAGCCATCGGCGTTGGTGAATGACATCCCTAACGCTTTATTCGCGCCCCGGATGCCGGTGATAAAGGCGTTAAACTGGGTGGCCGCCACGCTGCCGGAAACCCCCATCGACTGCATGCGACCCAGGATTGCGATTTGGGTTTCCAGGCTCTGATTGGCTTTCTCACCGCTGGAGCCCAGCGCGGCAAACGCCGCCGCCATTTCCGCCCCGCTGGTACGATAGATACGTACCGCTTCGGCAGTTTTTCCGGCCAGGGCTTCGACCCATTCCGCCTGGCCCATCTTGTCCGCGTAAGTCTGAAAAATCCCGTACATAGACGCGATGTAATTGGTGGCGGTATCGTTGCTGGCCTGCGTCGCCTTGGCCATGATGTCCGCCGCATTGGCGACGCGGGGTAATGCTCCCTCAGCCAGGGCATCCCCCATCCCTGACTGGATGGCATACGCCGAACGGATAATATGCTCGGCACTCATCCCGAACTCTGCCGATGAGTGCAACGCCATGTCACCCAGTTGACGCAATGTGTTCTTACTCGCCCCCAACGATTCCACTGCCCGTAGCGCACGGGTAAACCCCAGAGCCGGCGCCATCATGCTCTGGGCCAGGTGATTGGATCCCCACATCCCCAGCGCGCCGGCGCCCATATCATGCAAGCCGCCTTTGACACGGGACGCCGCGCCACCGACAACAGACTGGATCCGCTGTAGTGGTCTGGTCACCTGATCAATCAGGCGCATGGTAAAACTTAACTCTTGCATCCCTGCTTACTCACCGTTAAAGGCTGTCGCCACGCCATTGGCTGCGGCTATCCTGAAGTTTTCCCAGTAGCGGCTCTCTAACCATAGCGCCCGCGCAAAACTGTCGTCGTCATCCGGCTCCCCCGGCAGGTAGTGGCGCCGCAGCGCCAGGATCTGCTCGAAGGTGTTACCGTCGATCGCCCTGGCGCGGGCAATCAGTTTTTTACGGTGATCTCCAGCTTGGGCGCGAATGTCTCGTTAACCGCCTCAGCCAGCTGCAATGCGGCCGACGGGTTCGACGCCATCAGCGCCAACAGAGCCACTTTGCTGTCTGCGGTGACGATGCGGGTCAGGTAGTTCGCCGCCGGCGCCACCTTATTGGTCATCGTCATTTCGTTCAGCATCTTGTTGTAGGCCACCGCGTTCGGCTCAAACGTCAGCTCATCCTCCCCAACCTGCAGCACCACGTTCACTTTGTCAGCCATTCAGATTCCCTCTGTCGTATGTTATTAATCAGTTCGTTATGGCGCGCGGCGCACTCCACATACCGGCGGGAGTACGCCCGCAACGCCTGGTCAAAATCACTGCCGGTATTACCGGTCAGGCGCGGCAGCGTCCGGGGGCACTCGGTCAACAGGTTTTCCTGAAACCCCGGATAAGATGGCTTCATCCCGCGCAATGGCGGCGTTGAACAGCCGCACATACTCATCACTAGCACACACGGTACTAAATACCGGCTTAACCACTTCATGGCGGATCTCCCGCTCTGTATGCACTTCATTTGCCTTGAGGCTCGCCAGCTTGTCTTCTAGCGCCCTGGCCACGGTTTTATCGATCAGGCTTTCACGCGAAAACGCCTTATCAGCCACCTGTTGCGCCACATCGTTGGCCACCTTCTCCACGCTGTCCCGGCGCCAGCTGTTAACGGTCCAGCCAGCAGAGAACGCAGCCAGCACAATCAGCAGCACGCCCCACTGCCGGCTATCCATCAGCGCACCCCGTTGTGTTCAAGGCTAAAGTGATTGCCGTCCGGTCGACTATTGAATCGGCCACCCCAGGCACCACCCAGCGACTCCCAGTACTCGCCCAGCGGTGAATATGCCTCGGTCTTATCTTGGTAAACCCCGTCCTTGAACAGGTTAAAATCGACGGCCAGGCGCTGCCCGTGCAGGCTGGCTACGATCCCTTTACCCGCTGCGGCATTCAACTTGGCTTGCTCCGGGGTGCGGTAGGCTTCCCCAAAGGTCAGCCCATATCCGTGCGCCGCGGCCCAGGCAATCAGCTGCCCCACCATTACCGTAAAACGCTGTTGTTTCTGGCTTAACGTCATTGTTTCTTCCCTTTCAGCAAACTGGATCCTTTCTTGCGTAGCCACGACTCAAACCACGTATGGCCCGCAATCCCGAATGCGGCGCCGAGGCCGATAATGGCCAACTGCGGCAAGTCAGGCACCCACAGCAACGCGGCCCCTGCCGCCACCGCTACCCCGGTTCCCAGGACCACTCGGGCAAACAGCAACCGTGCGGTGATGGGCTCCGACCCGTTGAGCATATTGGCCAGCGCAATCAGCGCACCGACCACCACCAGGCTCAACAGTGTTTTTTCATGCTCCTGCATCCCTGCCCCCGGTCAGCCGATCAGATCGCGCGTGTCGTCCGCTGACAGCACCGGAACGCCGTTAATCTTCACAAAGTCGGGACTGGTTACGATGCCCTTTAACTTCATGCCCGTTTTGTCAGCGCTACCCGGATCGATATCCAACAGACTGTCGATCAGCAGCTTGACCCCGAACACCTCTACCTTGACCTCTGTCCCCCCGCGCTTGGCATAAAACAGGCAATCATGCGGCTCCATGCCACGCCAGGAGCCAGCGCTGCGGGCAGACTCGTTAAGGATCAGAAAACTCTCCGCATCCAGTTCATACTCCACATCGGCGGACACATCCCCATCGGTATAGCCATCCGGTACCCCGCGCGTTTTGGCGACGGCAGTGTTATCGGTAATGGTCAGTGATGCCTTGGATACGTGGATCATTTGCCCCATCAGGCTAATGTCGAAAGACATTCCTGAAATTTTTGAAACCGAACCGCCCCCCATCAGCTATTCCCCCCGCTATTCAACGCGCTATCCAGCATCAGGTTAATTTCGATCCCCAGCGGACATTCATAGGTGCGCACCACAACAAAGATTTTCACCTTGGTTTTGCTCTCCCACTGGATTTTCACATCGCCGTCTTTCGGCGGCAGACATTCCCCGGGGAACGTCACCCCGTTAATCTGGGTGCTTTTCGACATGCCCCGCATCGTTCCGGCAAAGAACATCGCATTTTCTGCAATACTGGCCGGCGTGCTGTTCAGGCTGCGATCGCCGATCCGGGCAATCGCCTGCAAACGGATACGGCGCGCCACCTTATCCACGACCCGCAGGCTCTGAATACTCTGATAATCGCCCCCCTCGACATCCAAGGTACGGCCATCCGCCCAGTAAATCCCGTCATAGTCGGGATACCACATCGGCACCGAATAACGGTTTTCTTCCCAGCTGCGCAGCGTCGCCAGTGACAACGGCACCCCATCCTTATCATGCGGCGTCTCTGCACTCCCCAGGCTTACAACCGGCCCCGTTTTTACCCGTGCCGGGCTGTCTGCCACCGTCACCGCCCGTGAGCACAGACGCCCCGCCAACACACCGGGCTCATTCCCCCAGTTGCGCGGCACCAGCTGCACCGCTTTCTCTGCGGTTCCCTTTTGCAGGTCGGCCAGCATCTTGGTGTACGTTGCCCAGTCCTCCCCGGCGACAGCCGGATCCGAATCACTGTCCGGCTGCTGGACTCCACGCACCGACAGAATGAACCAGACCCAGCGGCCAAACATGGCGATCAGCGCCTGGCGCAGCGCAACCGCTTTTTGGAGTTCGTCCTTGCTGGCCACATCAGCGCAGATGACGACACCCTCAAAGGAGCCCACCGCCTGCGCCTCTTTCACGACGGCCACCCAATCGCCGCCCTCACCCAGCACCTGTACATGCGCGTAAAAATTCTGGCCGGCATTCAAGCGTGCTGCCTGCAGGTTGCTTTTCAGCACGCTATCCGGCTCACCCAGCAACTGGTCCAGATCGCTCTGGCCATTTACCGCCTGCAATTTCCCGGCATTCACCGTGCCGGCCCCGATGAACAGCAGATGCCGCTCGACTTCCTTGGACTCACCGGCCAGCTGATTTAGCTGGTTAACGGTGACTTCTGGCCATGCCATCTAGTTCCCCTTTATGTCCTGTGCCTTTACCTGCCAGCCGTATTCGATGCCCTGCAGCTGGCGCGCAATAATTTCCCTGGCCTGTGCTGACGTTGCCCCCAGGAACGGGCGCGCCGGCAGCTTAATTACCCAGCTCTGGCGTGATGCTTTTTGCCCCAGCTTTTTAATCAGCAGCCCCGCCTGCCGAAATTTCAGGTTATCCCGCATCCATTTCATGGATACCTGGTGAGATCGCGCACCACTTTTGAGGTAACGCCCAGCGGCATCCCTATCCGGTGCCCCAGGTCTCCGATATCCCAGCTGTTTCAGCTTGCGCGCCTGGTTGAGTGAGCACGGTTTATCGGCATTGACCTGATTAAACTTCCTGGCCTGCTCTGCCGTGCGGCGCACCGCCATGCCACGCTGGTGAGCATTGGCCACCATCCCCGGGCTACTCCGCCCGCCGTCGTAGCCGCTGGCATACTTGAACCGCACCACCGCTTTATCTGCCGTCGAACTCTCTGCCGTCAGGTAACGCGGTAAGTTGGTTAGCATTTTCCGGCGTCCATGCCGGCGCCGCGTAAACGGCGTGCCCTCCGGTGTTTGCTGTGCCTTAACATTGCGACGCGCCAGTGGGATCATCCCTTTGGCACCGATGCGCCACATCAAGCGCCGGCGCTTCGCTGCCGGCATCATCAACAGCGTCAGCTGCTGCTCCAGCGTCAGCCAGTCCCTGGCCGAATAATCAACCCTGAATTGCATCTAGGTCGCGCTCTACCAATGGCGCCCCGTTTTCATCGACAGCAAATAGACGCCCTTGCTCTGCCGTCCAAATCTCCGGCGAGTCCACAGACCAGCGCTGTCCCCGCCACGGGATTTCACCCTGCTCATTCGGCACCAGCCCCAGCGGCTCCACGACCTGAACTGACACCACCACATAGGCGGTTTCCTCGTCGATAAGCTCCACTTCGATCTCCGGCTGGGGCAGCATCAGTGTGCTGCGCAACGATGACGCCTGTTCATCCAACCAGGCCAGAACCAGCGCAAATACCCGCTGCGGCTGACACAGGCGGTACGGGAAACGCTCCCACTCCAGTACAGCTTCGTACTGAATGGCACCCACCATTTCCCCTAGCCCCAGATCCCGCCCACCGTCCAATAGCGTGACGTTCTCCATGTAGCTGGCAAACTTGGCCGCCGCAGTGCGCGCCCTATCCGGCAGGTTATCCCGCACAAAGGCGGTCATTTCCTCTAACTGAGAGCGGTTCATATGATGGCCACCCCAACGCGCGGGACGCCCAGCAGATTGCGGATCACCATCGCCGCCTCCGCCAACAGGTTGTTACGTGTCTCGTCACTCTCCTGCCCTGGGCTGGTTTTTTGGCGGCCAATGCTGGCAAATTCACCCAATAGATCAGCCTTTGCCCGGGCGAACACGGCCTTTTTATACTGGGCTACCACCTGATTAACCCCCGCACAAGACGGCCCCGGCACCCGTTCCGCCCGGGCGTATCCCTCGCCCTGATAACGCGCCCTCACTGGCGCCAGCGAAACATTGATTTCGGCGACAGCAGCCAGCAGTGCCTCCACGACCGTCGTCACCGACAGATCCGCCGGGATGCTACGGGCCTCCTGAAACTGGGCCACATTCAGATCCGGCCAAAAGCCATCATTCGTGATCGGTTCGTCCTGATACTCGATAGGCGTCCCGCTAAACATGCTGTCTCCTTGAATGGGACGGCTCCGACCCGTATCCACGGTATCCGCGCGATTGCACGTTACCTCCACGGCGAGCCGCCGACGTGCGGTAGTCGTTTATGCTTCATTCAGCGCCCGTAAGCGGGCGGCGATGCGTTGGCGATGCGTTTTTACCTGTGCGTGGTGGTGTAGCCGCTCTGCCTCAGCCAGCAGGGCATCGGCCTGCCGTAACGTCTGCACATCGGCCACCGCCGTGGCGCGCGGTTCGCCCTTGTTATCCCGTAGCAGGAACAAGCCGGCGAACTTGTACCACTTGGCCGTCAGCGCCTCATTTAAGCGCCAGCGACTCCGTACCCGCTCAAACGTCTGCGAAAAATAGGGCTCAATGGCATGCCCCACCGCGGCCTCACGCTCCGCCCACTCCAACACGGCATCCGCTGTAAAATGCGCAAAGTCCCGCTTGATGTTCTCCGGCGTCGCCTGCTGCTGCTCGATAGCAATATCAGCCCAGCGCAACGCCTCCCCGAGCTCGCCCACATCAAACAGCCATACCGTGCAATAGCTGAGAATAGGGTTTTGATGAACCTCTCCGGCGGTCAGATAACGATCCACATACGGGCGCCACTTCGGCAACAAGGTGTCGCGCTTCATCAGAATGCGCTGTCCGGTTTGTGGCTCACTGCGCAGCTTCTCCACATCCTGGCGCAGTGCGATCAGTTGCACATGCAGGCTGTCCGGCGAGGCCATCACCTCATGGTTACCCCGTGCAATCTCACGCAGGGCATCATGCCGGCGCTGAAAGTCACGGATCCCCATTCAATCAGCCCCCGACACCCGGCGCGGCTTTATCGCCTGGCAGGACGACGTTATCGAACTCGATCCCGACAAACAGGCTTTCATCCTCGACCACGTATGCCTCATTGCGGTAATAGGAGTCCACGACGCCTTTCTGCTCGTCATCGTCCTTGACCTTGCGACGCATTGACCCGCTTTGGGTGTAAATCGACAGGTTATCGAACGTGGTGATCACCGCCCCGCGCGCCGGGAAATTCGGCAACGTTGCCGCCGGCATCCCGCCAAAGGTGCCCATCAGCTCATGCTGTTTGATGGCGCCACGCTCTGTCGGCGTCAGCCCGTGAGCCTTACTGACCAGATCGGCCTCCTTGGCGACCAGGTCGGCGCCCACCATAAACACCAGATCGGTGCGCTCACGATGGACATCACCTAACCCCTGGCGCAGGTCGTAGCCCAACTGGTCGAGGTTGGCGTAATCCGCACCGTCGCCAAAAATTTTAATTTTGCCGCCACCTCCATCCCCTTCGGTCAGGATGTTGGCCGCCTTGTTATCACGCATCCATTGCAGCCAACCTTTGTTCACGTCCTGCAGCAGCTGGTTGGTGTCAGGATCGGTATTCTCGGCAACACTGGTGCCGCGCCAGCCGATCATGATTTGGTCCAGGCCAATCTGCTGTTGGACGTAGGTGGCATAAATTTCCAGGAAGCGATCGCCCATGCGCGCCCACACATCCATCAGATGCCAAGGAATGATGATCCCGCTGTCCGTCTCCACGCAGGCATACTTGCCACCCAGCGGAGAGGCCACACGGCGGTAACGTCCCGTTTTTTTGCGGCCGGTAATGGTCTTTTGCGCACCAGCCAGCACTTTCTCTCCGGCGATATCGGTTACCGGGATCAGGTTGATTTTTTGCAGGAAGTCACTGCGCGCCTGAATAGCGTCAATAAACTTGCTCTCCTGCGGCCCCGTGATGGAGAAATATTTCCCCTGCATCACGTTGCCCTCGTTGGCGTCATACTGTTTAGCCAGCAGCACCTGTAGCTGGGAAAAACGCTGTTCCGCTTGCTTGTTCATGATGTCCCTTACAACCAGGTTTTATTTTCAGAGTCACCCGGGTTCATATCCGGTGTAACCGTCGCCGGAGTCTTGGCCATCTGCGAAAACGCCTGCAGCACCTGATCCAACTTCTCCCCCATCCCTTTCTGCTCGGCCGCCAACTGGCTAAACTGCTCGGCGGTCACCACCGGTTTTTCAGCGTCCCCAGCAGCCGGTTTTTCTGCCGGTTTCTCCGGCGCATCCGCTGCGGGCTGGCCTTGCGCAGAGAACTGCTTCAAGCCCTCAACCAGGGCGCCCATCGCCTCGGTCTGCGCCTTTTGCCCGGCCATCAGTTGTTCAAACTGTTCCTTGGTCATTTCTTCCTCTTCTTCTTTCCCTACCAGGCGTGAAAATACGCGCTGTAGTAGTGTGGGATCCGTCCTCTGCCCCGCCTCCGGCGTGGCCTCCATATCAGACAGATGCCCCAGCGTGAACGCCTCGACACTGCCCTGTTGTACCGGCACCTTCCCCGCCTGTAAGCTGAACACCAGTCGATCCGTGCCGGTACTGGCTGGCAAGTCAGTTACACTCAGCCCAGTGAGATACCAGCGCCCTGAGCCCGCAAAATTCGGCAGTACCTCCACCGAGGTGAACAGCTTCTGACCCATTCGGTTGGTATCGATCAGCCAGTCATTTGGCATCAGGCGGGCGAACAGCTTCACCGTGTCGCCCTCCTGCTCATACTTCAGCGCCGCCACTTCACCGTAGTTGTAGCTCCAGCTACGTTCTTCGATAGTGTCGTGGTGACGCGGCCAGATCAGCGCGGTGTATCGTTGCTGGCTATACGTCTCCGCCGCATCGATAAGCCACTGCGGATCAATGTCACGGCCATCAACGGATTTCCCTGAGACGCCGACGCACAGCCAATCAGTCATTAAGCGCGGCATATTTCTTCCTGTTTTCCCACTTCCCTCTGATACACCAAGTAAAACGCAGATAAGCACATCAATCACGCCAATAAATTCTTGATTATTCGGATAACACCGCTTTACAGAACAGAGTAGAAAACAACCCAATGCGGCGGGGATAAAGGCTGTTCAAAATGCACTTATCAGATAAAGGAGTGCATGGAACGCATGAGTCAAAAATATTCAGATGAAATCAGGGGAATGGCCCGCTCGCTCTACCTCAAGCGCTGGACACCACAGGAGATCGCGACCGAGTTAAAACTTCCCTCGGCCCGCATCGTCTACTACTGGGCCGATCGTGACCAATGGCGCGACCAACTGAGTGAAGAAAGCGTTGAGGATGCCATTTCGCGGCGTATCGCCCTACTCACTGAGCGCGACGGCAAAACCGAGATCGAACTCAAAGAGCTGGACCAGCTGATTAACCATCACGTTAAGCTGCTGGCCCAGCGGTCAAAGCACGCGGAGAAGATGGCCCAACTGCACGCCGGCAGCCAAGCCAGCTATAGCGAGGGTGCCGGCAGTGACGCCGAGGCTACTCCCGGGAAAAAGCGCGGGCGTAAGCGTAAAAACGACGTATCCGAGCTGAATGAAGACAGCTTTACCGACTTTATCGGCACCCTGTTTACCTACCAGCTGACGCTGCGCCAGGCCAAGCACTATAAGACCCGCAACCTGCTTAAAAGCCGCCAGATAGGTGCCACCTACTATTTTGCCTTTGAGGCATTCGAGGATGCGGTACTGACTGGGGATCCGCAGATTTTCCTGTCTGCCTCCAAGAGGCAGTCTGAGGTGTTCCGCTCATACATCGTCAATATCGCGCAGAAGTTTTTTGGCCTGGAGCTGAAAGGCAATCCTATCCGCCTGAGTAACGGCGCCGAGCTGCACTTCCTGGCAACCAACAGCAACACCGCCCAGTCAAACAGCGGCCACGTCTATATCGATGAATACTTCTGGATCCCGAAATTCCGCAAGCTCAACGACGTTGCCAGCGCCATGGCAACGCATGACCACTGGCGCCTGACCTATTTTTCTACGCCCAGCTCAAAAGCCCATGAGGCGTACCCGTTCTGGACTGGTGACGATTGGCGCCGCGGACGGGCTGATCGTAAAGAGGTGGCGTTTCCCAGCGATAAGGAGCTGCGTGACGGCGGCCGCCTATGTCCCGATCAGCAATGGCGCTATATGGTCACCATTGAGGACGCGATCGCCGGTGGCTTCAACTTCGTCAAGCTGGACAACCTGCGGGAGCGCTACAGCGGCCCCGCCTTTGACATGCTGTTTATGTGTGTCTTCATTGACGATAAAGACGCCGTTTTTAAATTCAGCGACCTGGAGAAATGTGGCGTTGATGCCACGCTATGGCAGGACTATGACGCCAAGGCACCGCGCCCCTTTGGCGGCCGCGAAGTCTGGGGCGGCTATGACCCCAGCCGCACCACGGATAACGCCACCTTTGTGCTGATTGCCCCCCCACTGGTCGCCGGAGAACGGTTCCGCGTGCTGCGGCGATGGACCTGGACCGGCCTTAGCTTCAAATACCAGGCCGAGCAGATCAAAGCTATCTATGACGCCCACAACTTGACCTACATCGGGATCGATGTGACCGGCATCGGGCGCGGGGTATTCGAAATCGTTGAAGCCTTCGCCCCACGGGAAACCAAGCCCATTCACTACAGCGTTGAAAGCAAATCGCGCCTGGTGCTCAAGATGCTGGACGCCGTACCTGACCGAATCGAATGGGACCAAGAGGACAAGGAGATCCCGGCCAGCTTTATGGCCATCAAACGCACCACGACTGCCAGCGGCAATGCCATGACATTCGTCGCCAACCGGTCAGCAGAAACCGGCCACGCGGATGCGTTCTGGGCTATCTCCCACGCCATGATCAACGAGCCGCTGAATACCGAACATAAACGCAAATCGACCTGGATAATGTAATGACGAACTCCAAGACCACGAAAGCAGCCAAGGCAACGACAGCCGATCATGGCACTGGCGCCCATAAAATGAGCCTCATCACGTTCGGGGATCCTGAGCGGGTGATCAGCCACGCCACGGATTACCAGTCGGTCATGTACGATGACTATAACAAATACTATCAGCCCCCCGTTGACCGCCTGGCGCTGTCCGAATTACCTAACCTCAACGGGCAGCACGGCGGCATCCTACGCGCCCGCGTCAACATGGTCTGCAGCGATTTTATCTCCGGTGGCAATATGACCCTGGAGGACATGCTGGCAACGATCACCAACCTACTGACATTCGGTGACGTTGGCCTGTTGAAAATCCGCAACCGTCTGGGCGGGCTTATGCGCCTCCACCCTCTGCCGTCGCTTTACCTACGCCGCCGGCGCGATGGCGGGATCACCATCCTGCAGAAAGGTAACCCCCTGAACTACGATCCGCGGGATGTGGTTTTCATTCGGCTGTATGACCCGCGCCAGCAGGTCTATGGCCTCCCTGATTATCTAGGTGGCATCAACTCGGCCATGCTTAACTCGGATGCAACGACGTTCCGCCGCCGCTACTACCGCAACGGCGCCCACCTGGGGTATATCTTCTACAGCACCGACCCCAACATGACCCAGGAAATGGAGGATGAAGTGCGCGAAAAGATTGAGAAAAGCAAAGGCGCCGGCAACTTCCGCAGCATGTTTATCAACATTCCCAACGGGAAGCCCGACGGGGTAAAGCTGATCCCGATCGGTGACATGGGGGCTAAAGATGAATTTGTGAACATCAAAAACATCAGTATGCAGGACATCCTCAATGCGCACCGCTTCCCGCCTGGCCTGGCCGGCATGATGCCAAGCAATACTGGCGGTTTTCCTGACCCGGGCAAATCGCGGGACGCATACCGAGAGGATGAAGTTCTACCGCTGCAGCGCCTGCTCTGTGATGCTATCAAAGCGGCCCCTGACATCCCCGGTAACCTGCATTTAGTCTTTAAGGAAAAACAAGAAGATAAGCCAAGCAAAGGTGAAAAATGAGCAAAAACGGGGTAAAATCGCACAAGTTTAATGCTTATGGAGCCAGAAACATGCGCGTACTAAAAATAGAATGCCCGGAGTGTGGCGCCAAAGCGGTGATTAGAAAGACAAACCGCAAGCACAGGGATATTTCTGATATCTACTGTGCCTGCAGCGATGTTGAGTGTGGCCATACTTTCGTGCTTAACCTAACTTTTTCACACACTCTCAGCCCCAGTGCAAAAACAGGCAAGCACCTTTTACAGGCGGTAATCAAAAGCCTAAGTCAGGAAGAAAAGCAAATGGCGCTGGATTTGCTCAAAGCCAGCACCGCCGCCTGATACTAAACCGCCTACAATGGCGGTTTTTTTCCATCAACCAACCGATCATTTCTAACACCCTCCACCAACTCAGCGATCCATAACAATGCAACTTGCTTTTCACGATCACTACTACGGCTAAAACAGACAAACTTTGCGATGAGTTCAATTCTCTCAAGCGCAGTAGCTTCAACTAATTCCACTGCCGCCTCCTTTTTTGCCCTTTATTTATACTGTATAACCATACAGTATTGCAGGCAATAGCAAAGAGCTAACTTTTTCAGTTACATGAAATCATTAACTTTTATGTAACCCTATCAATTCCACCCTGGCCAGCTCCAGTTTTCTGGCTCCTCTGTCACTTCAACTACGCCACCATGTTTCCATACCAAGGCGCTGTCCTGGGTAAATTTCAGGCGCCCACCTCGCGCTAAGATATTAACCTCCTGTTCTGTCGCCTCCATTCCCCGACTTTTAAGCTCTATCGATAATCTCCGCCATTCCTCTGGCGTACAGTTATTGACAGAACTCCAAGGGGCGCCGGCGGCGCCAGAAACCCCAGCCTCCGCTGACGCGTCGGCCAACTTCGGCACAATCTTCCACTGAGCCAACCGAGTACACACCGCAGACTCCGCCCCCAAGCGCGGGGAGTAAATCCCCGCGATACGCTGCACATCCTCGGCATACTGGTTACCCTGCGGGGTGACATCGTATTTCAGGCGCACAACCAGCTCCGCACGTGATACCAGCGGCCCACCCTGAGCCATCGTATAGGCCGCCCAATCGCTGGCAAGATCGGCAGAGGCCAACACCGCATCCATTGCTGCGTCTGGCAGCTGCTGCCCGCGCAGCTTGCGCATTTCACGCCATACCGTGACCGGTGCGCCACCCAACTGCTGAAACTGACGGATACGCCAGCGCCCAGCCCAGGCGCTCACCGCCTTGGCCATATCCTTGAGGCTCTGCCCGGTCTCGTCGTCCAGCTCGTCAGCCAACGCGTATCCGTCGATATTCTTCGAAATGTATTTCGCTATATATCCTGTCGCCGACCCTTTAGTCGGATCGATAGGCTCTACATGAAAACGGGCTTTTAGTGCCTGCTGGCTCTGTAGTTCTTCGGAATCCTCTAGGCGGGTGTAATAGCAAAGAATGTCGCGCATGGTCTCGACATGTTGCGGCGGCATAAAAAACAGCATATGCCAGTGCGGCGTACCATCATGATGAGGCTCCACCACACGGAAGCCGAAATAGCTGATCCCGGCGCGCTTTATCGCTGCGCGGGCCCGCGACCAAACACGGCACAGGTATTTCTGCGTGTCCCGCGGGCTGTCCCCATTCCATTGCGCGACAAACCCACCACCACTATGCACAGCGTGATATTTTGACGGGGCAGTGATGGTATAGAACTCTCCAACCATACCCATTTCCTGAGCCAGATCCTCAAAGCCACGCATGCGCACCATCAGTTCTCTGCGGCGGTTGGCCGGGTTCGCATTGCTGGCGATGATCATGTCAGCCAGGGGCACACGCTGTCCCTCATCATTCTCCAGATCAAACGCCTTGAAAAACTCACGGTTGCGGCGCTTCTGTTCCAGCCACTCATGCAGCGTGCCGCGTGAGACATAAGAGGACGCCGCTTTCTGCACCTGCCCCACGGCAATGGCCAGGTGCTCACGCTGGATATCACGCGCACGCTTCAAACGCCCCAGCCACCACTCCGGCGCCATCATCCGCAGCATGCCGGACTCTGCAGAATGAGTCGGCAGTGGGCGGCGACCAGCCACAAACTGCCCCCAATATGGCGGCACAGTACCAATCTGCTGCGCAATCTCTCCGAGGTGGCGGTAACTCTCCATTACGCGCTGGCGCATCTCATCATCACTGCTTACCTCAGTGACATAGCGATCGGAAAACAGGGTGAATGCTTGAGCCTGATAATCGGCCACAGCATTGGCCAACTGGCGCAGCTCATCACGTCCCAGCATAGGCAAACGGGAGAGCAGCTCATGAAAAGGAAATGATGCAGCCCCAACAGCGGGGCCACATGAGCGGTAACGGTCTGCAACCATCCGCAGGCGAGGCAATATATTCTCGCCCAGTGTCTGGCGCAAAAAGGTATTGGCGCGCCGGCGAGCCGTATGTGGATCACCGGAGTTATAGGTTTTGATGTAACGCTCAACGAAATAGCGCGCCAGATAATCCGGCACATCCGCGAGCAGATGATGATGCCAGTCGTGATCGTCGCTATTCAGCAAATACAGATCACGCTCGCAGGTGCTTAAATGGTCTGGCATGCGCCCGCCGAACTGTTCACGGCGTATCGCATTGATGGCCTGATAGCTTTCTGGCGCGTCGATCACATCCAGCGTCATGCCCCAGTCCACCCTAACTCATAGATAGCAGCTAAATACAAATCGGTGATGCGATCGACTTCGGCCAAATAGGCAGACTCATCGAAGTGCAGATCTGCCGCCATAGCGCGCGTCACACTGGCCGAGACTAAATCGCGCAGCAGCGCCACTTTATTCTCATACAGTGCCAGCACTGACCACTGCTCAATGCCGGCATACTCCCGCATAACCTCAATGGCCAGCAGAGGCTGGCCATGTTTCATCGTCCGAGAGCTGATCGCAAAATGCATATCCAGCACCTTACGCATGGGCCCCCCGAGTAATGATTAACTCACTGGCTGATTTCTGGCTGCCTGCCGCGGCGCCAATACTGCGTGGCGCTGTAATGCTATGGCAGTCAAAATCGCGGTAGAGGTAACGCACCATATCAGTATCGCTGTTTGACACTATGACAGGTGCACCACAACGCACTAGGCGCCCCAGCTTTCTGGCCAGCCGGCCATGCTCAATCGGTGAAAAAGCACTTGAGTGATACGCCGTAAACTCATCGCGAGCAGCGAGATAAGGCGGATCGCAATACACCACGTCCCCGTGGCTCACCATAGACAAAGTTTCACTGTAGCTGCAGCACAGGAACGTTGCGCGCTGGGCCTTTTCAGCAAAAGCCCTGATTTCTGACTCTGGGAAATACGGTTTTTTATAACTGCCGAATGGCACATTGAAATGACCGTGTCGGTTATAACGACACAGGCCGTTAAAACAATGACGGTTGAGATACATGAATGCGGCAGAACGCCATGACAGATCAGCGCAGAGATTAAAATCAGCCCGTATGTTGTAATACGCCTCTGCATTATTCCCGTGTTCGAAAAGGTGCGCTGCCGCTTGGATAAATCCATCAACATCGGCGGTAATGTACTGGTACATACCAATCAGGTCGGGATTGATATCAGCTACCAGATATGCTGGATAATCCGTATTCATCATGACAGCGCAGGATCCGCCGAACGGCTCCACCAAGCGATCGCCAACTGGGAGGAACGGGCGCAGCTTATCCATTATCCGAACCTTGCTGCCAGCCCACTTTAACGGCGTGCGTATCAATTCCATGCTGCTCCTCCCTTGCTATCCAGGCTCTCAATCTCCTGCTGCAGTAAGTCGATCACCTCCGCGACGCACAGGCCTTTCTGTCTGGCCTCGCAGACCAATGCGGTCAAACGCACTGCGCACTTATCAACAGCATGGCGTTCGCCCTCCTGTCTGGCTTGGCTGAACAGCTGAACCAACTGCTCATCACTGGTATTTTTGGTTTTCCGACCTTGTCGTAACATCGCTACCTCCTGATTTTTGGCAAAACGATCCCCGCAGCCATTCACATGGCTACAAATCGTCATTGTGTTTTGATTAATTAATGGATGGTGTTTTGGTCAAATTTGCCATTGAGATATGGCAGCTGGTGCAGCTCAACGGTATTACCCCACCAGGTATGTACCATGCTGACAATCTCACCGCATCCCAGCATCCCAGCTACCTGGTTGATGGACTGAATACCGCCGAGAGCCTGAGCCTGATCGCCTAACGTTTCCGCCTCACGGTATGCCCGGCACCAGAAAGCGGCACAGGCCGCCAACCAGTTACGCTGATTGGTCATATTCTCAGTATCGTTAAACATCAACGATGACAGCGCTAACCGCCCATTTCCGCGAGTGCATTTCATCAGAAACATACGGGCATAATTTGCCGGTACGCCCCAGGTTGTTAGATCCTGATTAAATCCCGTGATGTCTACGGTAATAATTTTCATGGTGCCCCCGGTGTTACTTTGAAATACTGGATAAAAGCTGGACTTTACTTTGTAGTCCTGGCCGACGGTATTTAACTGGCATTACTGTGCAGCGCTGCTCATGAGCAATAAATTCATCTTGGCGAACGGTATCGAACCGGCCAATTAACGCTTTAAGCCGCTGAATACCACGGAACAAACGTCGCAGATCATCAGCGCCAATATCTCCCCAGTCATACCGGCACAAAACAGGGCTAAGACCTGCCGCATGCAATACCAGGCCCCGCTGCTCCGGCGTCATCGTCTCCCACGCTTTCCGCCCACTGTTATGATGCGGGTCTAACTGCTGGCGCAGCTGTCCCACCCAAAATTCAGCCCCTTTTGACATAGTTACCCCCGCAGCCCCATCAGACGCATCCACCACGGACGCCGGCGCGCTTGGACTTTATCGTTAAAACGAAACTCACTAATACACGGCTGAAATCGGCGGCCATTCGGCAGCTCCAACCAACCATGCGAGCTCGCAGCCAACGGTGACGGTGATTGCTGTTTCAAGTAGGTAACAAAAATCTGCATGACTCCCCCTTAAATGGCTGTTGGCACAATGGCATTTGCGATGTCTATCGCAGCAGCCATCATTGGTGTTGATTGCGCGCGGGCCTCAATGGAAAGCGCAATCAGTGAAAGGTTGCGGATCGCGGCATTGGCTCGATCAAGAATGGTGCTGCGACGGGCAGCTGTCATAGGCTCAGGCGATACGGCGTGCGCGGCAATCTCCCCCACAGATGCAGTAACATTCAGTGTGCAGACCGGCAAGTTACCCGGTGTCGCTTCGTTTATCGGCACAGCTGGCAAACACCCGATCTGAGCCAGTAGCCCATCCAACAGGCGGGCATCCTCTGTGTAGTCAGTGATCGCGATAACATCCGCCACCGTCAGCTGGTGCGGCTGCTCAGGGTTCAGCTTGTTTCGTAACACTTGCGCACTTTTCATACCGATCTCATCGGCAACATCTTCGAGGTTATGGGCTAGAGAGAACGCCCGGCACGCAGCATCAAAGTGGGCATGTTTGGATGTCTGGAAATCAAACATTGTTAGCTTTCCCCCAATCCTTAGGATGTATTACGCGTTAAGCGAAACATCGCATTCGCTTAATGCCATCACGGTTAAGGCGGCCATGTTGACTTCAACCAGCCCCTTTTTCTGTGCTCCTTTGGGTTTGATCGGCAGTTTTCCATATGAAATCAGGTTCTCAGCCGTACTTCTGGACATACCTGTACGACGGCAATACTCATCAAGGGGGATGTATGGATCGGGGATCACGATTGTAATGTTGGGACGCATAATGCAAACTCCTCCGGTTAGGGATACGCCAATATCCACTCTTATTAACCAATATTCGCAAAAAACTACAGCGAGGAGAGGCTAGATCGTATTAAGCGACAAATCAATATTTTTTTCGTATTTTACGAGTAGCAGGCTAAATTATGAGCAAATTCTCTTACGGACAAATCAGCCACAGCAGCGAAGTACTTGACAGAATCATTGATGCTTATGGTTTTACGTCAAAACTGATGCTGGCCGATCATTTTGATATGGCATCCAGTAGCCTAGCGGGACGTTACAAACGCGGCGGATTTCCTGCTGACATGGTAGTGAGGTGTGTAGCAGAAACTGGCGCATCGATAGAGTGGCTGGCTACTGGTCAAGGAAGGAAATTTGACGACGAAGAACTCGACATTTTGAAAATGCCACGCCGTAAAATCGTTGATGGCCTGATTTATGAAGCAGGGATGTACATGCTGGATAAGGTTTCTTTTTTACCCGGAGTTCCTTTGCCTTCCTCCCCCATGTGTGTACTGGAAGGTAACAACCAGTTTATCGTTGATACTTCATTTACAGAAGTTTATGACGATCAATGGTTAGTGGAAATTGAAGGCAAAACAAGTATTAGAACCCTGACCCGCATCCCTATTAAGAAAGTTCGTGTAAGCGGTGTAGGCATGGCCTTTGATTGCTGTATCGATGACATAAAGGTAATCGGGCGCGTAGTTCTGACGATTAAATGATATGACCGTAAGAAAACTCAGTGATGGCCAATGGGTAGCGGACTTTTACACTGTCAACCGCAGCGACGGTAAACAAGGCAAGCGTGTCCGCAAAAAGTTTGCGACAAAAGGCGAGGCGCTATCTTTTGAAAATTATATGATTCAAAAGGTTGAAGATTCTCCTTGGCTAGGCAAAGGCAAAGACAAACGTCGTCTCTCTGATTTAGTCAACTTATGGTACGAACGCCATGGGATAGCTTTGCGGGATGGTCAGAAACGTGTGCGTGCCATGCTTTGGGCGGCTGAATGCATGGGCTCGCCTCTTGCCACTGAATTTTCGGCACAGTTGTTCACAGCTTATCGAGCTAAAAGGCTCGATGGCCATTTCTCCCGCACCAAGCGCATTGCTGAAGTATCGCCTCGAACAATGAATTTGGAGCACGCTTATTTCTTAGCTGTTTTTAATGAATTAAAACGGATTGGAGAATGGGATGCCCCAAATCCATTAGAAAATGTTCGTCAGTTTAGAACTGAAGAAAGCGAAATGGCTTATCTCACAGCAGAACAAATTAATAAACTATTAGAAGAGTGCCGCCTTAGCTCCGCCAAAGATTTGAAAATGGTTGTGAAGATTTGTCTTGTTACAGGTGCTCGCTGGAGCGAGGCGGAAAACTTAAAGAGAAGCCAAATAACAGCTGGTAAAGTGACGTTTATTAAAACAAAAAGTAAGCGTAATCGCACCATTCCATTAAACCAAGAAATCATTGCAGATCTTCCCAAAAAGAACGGCACTCTGTTTAAACCATGCTATTACGCTTTTAGATCAGCTATTGAACGAGCGGGGATAGAATTACCAGCAGGGCAGTTAACACATGTGCTCAGACATACATTCGCTTCTCACTTTATGATGAATGGCGGAAATATTCTGGTATTGCAAAAGATTCTCGGACATACCGACATCAAAATGACCATGCGGTATGCACACTTTGCACCAAATCATCTTGAGGAAGCATTAAAATTAAATCCATTAAACTTTATTGGTAAAAATAATGACAACCAATGATAAACCAACTAATGAGCATTTAAAAACATACATTAATTATTATACTTGTTTGGACAATCCTAAATACGCTGTATTGGTTAAGGGCGAGTGGGGTGTTGGAAAAACCCATCTTATTAAGAACATCCTTAAAGAGGATCAGAGATTCTACGTAAGTTTATTTGGATTAACTACAATTCAAGAAGTCCACTCTGCTGTTTTTGTTAAAATGTATCCAAATAGATCGCGATTCAAGAGCTTTTTTAACTGGTTTGGTAATTCCAGCATGAAAGCTAATGATATCACACTTGCATTAGGCCCATTAGTCGGAAACATCGCCAATGCTCTTATAAAAGAGAGGGTTGACAATTCAAAACCAATCATTTTTGATGATCTAGAAAGATGTAACATTAACCGTGAGGATTTATTTGGGGCAATAAATAAATATGTAGAGCATCATAAATGCAAAGTAATTATTATCGCTCATGATGATAAGTTGAATGATGAGTTAACCGACAAGAAAGAGAAGATAATTGGCCAGGTTATTAAAGTAACTCCGAATATAGAGAATGCACTCAATCAGTTCATAAGTAAAAGTAAGACACCTAGATCCGTTGAACTTATCAAAGACATAATTTATAAATCTTTTTTAGCTTCAGAATGCAAATCTTTAAGAATCTTGGACTACATAATCAATGATTGCACAAGATTACTCTCATGCATTCCTTATAATTTACATAAGAATACTACATTATTATCAGAACTTTTTACATTATTTACCGCACTGAACATTAATTACCGGATGGGTAAGCTAAAAGAAAGTGAAATTAATTCAAGAAACACTGCAATTTACTACGGAAAGATAGATGGAAGCACAAGTGATATATTCGATGAGATAAAAGAAAAATACAATAACAACAAAGTGTTATTGATTTTAAACAGCGATCTTCTATCAAACGAAGTCTTGATTGACACTATTTCCAATGGTATTTATCAAAAAAATAAAATTAAAGAAAGCATAGATAGCAGTCGGTACTTTATTCAATATAAAGAAAAAAGACCTTGGCTTACGATAATGAATTTTGACTCACACACAACAAGAGAGATAGATAATGCCTTAGAAGAACTTTATACACAGTTTGATGAAATGCAGATTATTGAAACGGGGGAGATTCAACATGCTATAAATCTATTATTCATGCTATCAGACGCCAATCATATAGACCAAACTATAGATGAGATATATTCGTTTTTTTCAGAGTATGTGAAAAAACTTCAGAAAAATAATAAATTTCCACCCGCAGATATCGGTACAAGACATACCCCAACTCAAGATTCAGCATATGGTTATGGATATTGGATTAATGACTCCTATAGGCATTACTCTTCAAAATTAAACAAAATCCTAGAGCAGCATAAAACAATAGCATTGAAGAAAAAATACCCTAGCTTCTTAGCTGATTTAAAAAATAACCTAAAAGAAGATACTACAAAATTTTGTGAGCAAATATCTAGATATAACAAAGAGAACAATATATATGGATATATTGCAATCTTATCAAGCTTCAAGCCCTATGAATTCGTTGATATATGGCTTAGTCTTGATATTAAAAAATGGCATAGTGTTAGATCAGCTCTGGTAAATCGATACTCTGACAGGTCATTGCATAATGATTTAACTGACGAACAAAAATGGCTTCAATCTGTCAAAATGAATATTCAACATCGTGAATCCAAGGCATCTGGTATCGACAAATTGAGATTATCTAGGTTGTTAATTGGACTGTAG